AAATGGGTTTACAGTTACTACTTGGTCTTGTGTGAATATTTGGCTGAGATTACCATAATCTGTTCCGCTTTTGAATTTTGTAGGGCTTTCAAATTGTTCTATTGTATAGCCTTTATAAACAAAATCTCTTGGTTTTTGGGATAATATACCACAGTCGGACAAATCTAAATCCATGTGCAATGTATGTGTACCCACAGGAACACCGCAAATCATATAGTCACCTGCATTATTGGTTTTGGTTGTATATGTATAATAATTGTCAAAAACTTCTAATATAACGTCATTATCAAGAGCATATCTTTTTGTTGGAAAAGTACCTACGACTTGATGACATCCATCAACACGGTCATTAGGTAAAAGATTATATCTAACACCGTTTTTATCTCTTCCAACAGTGCTTTTAAATGGATAAATATCACCTATTTCAGGCCCGTTTGCTGTATCAGCAGCAATAAAAATACTGACTTTAGCATTTGGTATACCAAATCCATTATTAGCGATAACACGGCCCACAACAACACCATAATTAGAATTGTGCAGTTGATATGCGTCTTTACTTTTAATATTAACGGATAATATTTCGAAGGTATCATAATCCTGTATTAAATCAGCGTTTACAGTGATGTATTTTTCTTTATTCTCACTACCTACCTTTGTTCTTATCCTGTATGATTTATTAGTTTCTGACATGGTTTAATCTGAATGTTTTTTTTATGTTAATCGGTTTCTTTGAAAAACAATGCCTTGTTAATAAGGCAAGTCCTATAATAGGCATTACTGGTATCATCACCAAAAAAAGTAAAAAACTTTTAACATAATATTCGACACTTTCCCTTATGTGTGTTGTTTTACTTTTAGGCTGATTATCACCATATTTCCTTTGCAAATAAGTTATTTGCTGATTTGTTTTACAACCGCAACTCATTTATTAAATTTTGTTCATTCATAAATAGTTATTATGAAAAATATAAGATAAAATCTTTAAATATAAACAAAAAAGCACACCTTTTTAAGATGTGCCTAAAAATAATGGATTTTTTACGATGTTATTTTTCTTTAATTCTAATCCTAATATCTTTTTCAGGATATTTAACTTCAAACATGCTATCTCCGTCACTATATAAAATACCGTCAGTAGCCTCTAAATCAATTAAATCACTGTCACCATCGCCAAGATAAGGCGTGTCTTCGTCAACTGCACTACTTGATATGGTTTCTTGATTGATTAATGATGAAGAATAACCATTGCCATGTTCATTATAAACCCTAAAATCAATTAGATTGATAACACCGTCAACTTTTGAAAGTTCTTTTTCAATATCACCTGTGTAGATTTCATCGCCCATAATTTTGCTATTGACATCCATGTAGTTTCTAATAACATTGATTAAATCCGATATAACGACCGTTTTTTCATAATTTTTATCAATAATAACATCAACATCAAACGACAGATTTATAATTCTTCCACTTTTAATTTCGACAAAATCATTAATCATCTTATAACCTGAAAGATAATTAGTAATATTGTTTATCAATGTAACAGGTAATAAGTCATTTAATTTACCATCGCCATCAATACCGAGTAAATAAATCATTATCTTATTATTTTCCTCAATAACGCCAATTCTAAAAGGTGTTCCATATTTAGGGGGTAATCTTAATATTCTGTCAATATAATCTTTAACAGTTACGCATCTATTTTGTGCACCTTTATTATATTTTATCAAATATCTTAATTCTCGTTCACTTGGAATATCTTTACCTGATACTGAAGGTGTTGTATTTTCAACTTTCAATGTTTGATAGATGGCATTTGCTATCTCACTGTCACCTCTAAATTCAGCGTTTAAAGAAGAAATCTTATTAATAGCGCCTTTTGCTACATTACTTGATTTTCCACCACCATTTCTATATAAGATATAAAGTGTACTTTCAGCATTAGGTAATATACCTAAATTATTGTTGTTCAATATTCTGGTAATTTGCCATTTTGAAAACTCTGCCATGGAACTATTTTCATGTAAACAGTCCACATTTCCATTACCTGACCCGAATATAATTTTTAGATAACCATTATCCATGTATTCAGTAATGAATTTTCGTTCTATTGGTCGCCATTCACCTTTTGTTATGTAAAATATCGGTTTTTTGTCTTTACTGACACTTGCATACCAAGGATTTCCGTCAGAATCATAGACATACATTACAGGTTTTCCGTCATGTTCCTGGTCAAGCCAAGCCCAATTTTGAGCAAGATTATCCACTTCATAATATCTATCCATCCCCTTGCAACCACTTGAATAAAAATCACCATATGTTGGAGGTGTAACTCTATTGTCAATTCCGTCAACCACTAATATTGATTCAATATTCATAACGCCCTCAAATGGTAAAATAACTTCCATGAACGGATAAATGTCGCTTGCGTGAAGAACTTGTCTATAAACACGTGTTTCACCTGCGGTCACAACGGCCAATTTTGAAACAGTATAACCAGTTATAACACCATTTGTGTTTACCTTTGGTATTATTGTTCTGTTCGTATTGCCATTTGAATCAAATTGTAATTTAAAATCAACATCTTCAAGCAATTCGAAAGACTGTGACGCTGAAGCAAATTTTGTACCTCTCTTAACAATTGGAGCAACATCCCAATTAGGCTCGTTAAGGCCCGATGGTAAAATACAACTTATTCTAACTTCAGCCATTGACCCTTTGGGGCCTGGTATTTTAACACCATTATTTCTTGCAAGGGCATATAATGAAGCCCTTTCCTGTGCACTGTCAATGTTGGTTTCCTGATAAGCTCTATCAATATAATATGATAAGTTATCAGCTACATCAGCGGCCAAATCAATTTGCCATGATGCAACAGAAGCATCATCATAAGTTACATTGAAATCGGGATAATATTTTTTTGAAAATTCAATTAACGCATCTTTGTAATCTTCAAAATTCCTGTTTAAATACGAAATACCTTTTTCCATCAGATTTTAACTCCTACCGTTGTTACTTCAGTTTTATTACCAATTTTAATACTATACTCTATGGTGACTATTATGGCATTTTCATCCTCGTTATTTTTATATACATTAAAGTTCCTAAATTCCACTTCGGGAACATATTTTCGTATTGATTCCGATATTTCCTCTTTTATACTAGAAATCGTGTATTCATCCTTTTGGCTGAATATGTATTTTATCAAGTCGGTTCCAAATTCAGGGTCTCTTAACTTTTGACCTTTGGGTGTAAAAATTACATGCAAAACCTTAGATTTAACACAATCACTTTCAGTGTTATTAAGGTCAAGATAAATACATTCATCATTGTTGGATGTGAATGGATATTTTATGCCATATTTTTGATGTTTAGCCATTTAAGTTTTATTTTTATTTATAAATAGCAGTTTTAATCTTTTATGAATTCCATTTTAAATAATCCATTGTTAAATTGTACAAGTGTTGGCTTTTTGATTAATTTACCTAAATCTATTTCAGATTTATTCCAATTCATTGAAAACCAAGCCAATTTCATTGCACTAATCATTACATCATTATCATTACGGTCTATACCTTCTATTTTTGTGTTCACATAAAAAGTCGAAGAATTAACATCTTTAAATGAATAATCTTCAAAACAGTCTATTGCGTTTACTTCTATGAATTGATTAATAATATTTGGCCCTTTGAATTCTCTGTATTTTAACAAGCACCATACCACAACTTCATCATTTGCCATACGCCGCCCTATATATTCAGCACTATTATTTACAACTTCTTTAACTAACTTTTTACTAATTAGTGTAAAATCACCACGTAAAAACGGAACATGTAACACAGGAAATACTAATCTACCACCATATATTTTATCATCATTTATCAATGCACTGTTTACAAATTTATCGACTAAATCAATATTAATAACAGTTGCCGTATTTGTTAATAAAATATAGTCAAATTCTATATCAGGGTTATTGTAGAGTGTTATAAGGCTTTTCAAAGTCTTTTCCCCCGTACCATAATAATCATCA